TGCTCACGCTGTGCAATCATTTCTTCAACCATCGTACTCTCATTCCTTCTTTAAAGTTAACTCATGCCGAAGCCGTTCGTCTGGGGCTTGCGACTGTGACTTTTCGCTTCAGCGAAAAAAGGCACTGGCGCCTGCCCCGTGTCGGACAAAACAAGAGAGTGTACGCCTTTGGCGGACTCTGTTTAGACAGGGGTATTGACAACTGCGCCGCTGGTGTATAATTTCTGGAAGAAATTCAGCTAATCCAGTGGCGCACTTTAATGACAACACCCCAGTTTGCGGGTGTTTTTTTATGTCTAATCTGCGCCACTGGATTTTAGCTGTTTTTCCAGTGGCGCAAACACCCCTCAAACCCCTTGTTTCATTGACGTTTATTCTGCGCCACTGGATTTGGCCTGTTTTTCCAGTGGCGCAACTTGATTGTTAGGCACTTCTTTCGTGTGATTCGTTTGCTCCGACGACGGTGAACCCGTCCACGTCAAAATATGCCACGGGTTCGATGTCTTGTGCGTCATTGCGACGGGTCGTGCCGCCCATGCGTATGTCCATGCTGGACGCTGGCAGCCTGCAAATGCCCACTGCGTCGCTCCACTGCACCGCGAGGAAGCACGGCAGCCTCGTCGCCATTGATAGTGCATTGGCCATCATCACCTTGTGCAGCGACAGCATGTAGGTCGGATACTGCCGCATCGGCGTCTTGCGCCGCTTGACCTCGACGAAGGCCACTGCGCTGCCATTGCGCGTGGCCATGTAGTCCAGCGCCATCTTGATCGGCATCTTCGTGAGCTGACAGTCGAACTCACGCTCTATGACGCTGGCGACGTTTTGCTCGTTATCCCTGTCGCTCTGGGTCTCATACAGCGGTCTCATGTGTCGGCATTTAGCAGCTTGAGCCGACGCGCCATTTTGCGGCCGTGGGCTGCCAGCTTGCATGTGACAAGCCACAAGCCTTCAATGTGAACCGCCGCCTCCTTGGTTAAATATTTGTCAGCGCACCCGCCCTCATTTAGTTCACCCGATAGATACATGCTGTCGTCGAATACGCGCACGCGATTATACCAATACTCAAAACTGCTTTTGCTGGATTTTTTGTCTATCACGTCGCCATTCATCAGCATGAGCATGAGCGCGTAGGCTGCGATTGGGTTGACTGGACACTGGCCGCTCTCCCACCTGCGGATCGTGCGCCCGCCGTTGATGCCCATGTCAAACTCATTGGCCAGCGTCTGCTGACTGTAGCCAAGCGCCCGGCGCGCCTGCTTAAACTCTTGCGGTGTCATTGGTCGTTCTCCTGTTTCGTTAAGGGGTACTGACTTCGGGAAGTGATGCCCCCGTTAAGCGCGCAACGACGCTGGCAAGTCAGCGTCTGCGTAGACTGCGTTGCCAAACATGCCGCCGAAGCAGAAGCGGTTCGGGTGCAGCTTCTTCGCCGCGTTCTGAGCCTTGCGGATCGTGTCAGCCTCAACTGTGCAAGCGACGAAGCGAATGCGCTCTGGGTAGTCGCCGTAGCCGTGGTCCGATGTGTTGCTGTTGACGCGGCGCTCGGCGATAATGTGGTAAGTTGTCATTTTGTATTCTCCATCTGGCGGGCTTCATTGCCCTATACGAACGACAATAGGGCCAGATGACCTACCTGTCAACTAGCCTTACTGTCTTTTTAATATATTTCTACGTTTAGATGTCTTGCTCTCCAACACGGCCAGTCGCCTGCACGCCCATGCGATCCTTGCGCTGGCCCTCTGACCGATACGCGACCTCTTCCAGCAAATCCTTTTCAAACCATTCTGCGATGATCAGCTTTGCCTGCCTCGCCGACTTCTTGTGATCTGGGTTTGCGAATGTGTAGCCAGTGATGACCGCGCCAACGTATCTCGACTTGTCTTGCGGCCTGCTTGAGTAGCGCTCGCCATCAATGCCCTTGTCGATCTCAGTCAGCATTGCGTTGACCACGCGCGTCGTCATGCCGTCCCACAGTGCGGGCAGGGAGTAGACGACGGCCACGCCAATGCTCTCGCCGTTGTCCAGCTTGACCGACTTCATGCGGCGGTAGACTGCGCTTTCTAGTGGACGCAGGTTGCCCTTGCCCTCGTCGACGCGGAATAGGCCGATGGCGTCGATCTCGTTGACCCCCAGTTCGGCGGCGTCTTCCTTGCTGACTTTGTTTAGCACGCGAGCAGACCGCGCCGCCCCGATCAGCGCACCAGCGCCTCGAACGCTGTCGATAGTGGCCTCCTCCCCGCCAGTCTTGCGAATGTGGTGGATCATGCCGAATGCGCAGCCAGTCTCCCGTGTGATCTTTCTGACCATCGCGACCACCGCTTGAATGCTGGGGTTGGAATTTTCGTTCACTGCGTGCATTGAGATGAACGGGTCGCTGATCACCAGCCCGATTTCGTTTTCGATGATCTTGTCGCGCATGGCATTGGCCAGCGGAGTGTTCTCAACCAAGCCGTCGCGCGTCTCCATCGCCAGCGTGATGTTGATCGTGTCCTCGGCGTCCATGAAGAACCGACCCTTGATCTCGTCGTGCGTCACGTTGTATTCGCGCATGATCGCCGCCAGCCGCAGCTTGAGTTCGTCCATCGGGTCTTCTAAGCAGATGAACCAGACGTTGCACTGCTCGTGAACCTTCTCGGCGAGCAGCGGGCGTCCAGTGGCTACGGCCAACGCCTCGACCATCGTCAGCGACGTCTTGCCGATGCCCCCCGCGCTGGCCGTCACGCTGACGAAGCCGCGGCAGTAGTGGTTGCCGTAAATCCAGCGGCGCTTCGGCAGGTCGGCCTCGTTGAAGTCGGCCACTGGCGTCGGCCACTTCTGCAACGTGTCGTCCACGTCCACTGTGGCAGGCTCTAGACGCACTGGCATGTCATCCTCTGGCTCGTAGTCAAAGTCGTCATAGTCGTCGCCCTGTGTAACCTCTGGCTGCGCGTGGCGCACCTCCTTGAACGGGCTTGGCCGCAGTTCACGCGCATACTCGCGTACGGCAGCCTTCATGTCGCCATTGTGTTCAAAGTGGCAGAACAGGTCAAATGCGTCGCCCCAGCAGTAATCGCCCTTCACCGCACCAATGCCCGCTGCGACGTCTGAGCCAGATAGCGACACCCAGTGATCTCCGAAGCATTTTGTGGCGAACGAACCTGACGACTGATAGCGGCTTGCATACGACTGCGAGTTGCCGTCGCGGGTGTAGCCACAGCGCACAAGCATGTCCTCGACTGTGTGGCGTGCGTTGAACTCTGCGACTGGGTCTAGATCGTCGCCCGCCGCCTCCCGGCGCTTGATGCGCTCTGCCTGCCTCACGGCACGCTCATGCGCAGCCTGACGCTCTGCAATAACAGCACGTTGACGGCGGAATTGCACCTCGCCCCAAATGCTGCTGCTTTTCACGTCCAGATAGCCCTCGCCGCGATGGCGGTCCTGATGGTAAAACAGCGGCTGGCCGTGCGGGTCGCGCTTAGTTGGCGGAACATTCGGGAGGAAGATTGGCTGACCAACCCGTGCGAGCGCCGAGTCACAGGTCACGCCTTGCTCACCCATCAGGCTGAACAGGGCCAACTGCGTGTCGCCGTAGTCCTCACCGCTCACAGGCTCAAGCAACGGGATCAGCACCCGCCACTTGCGGTTGTCTTCGCTGGCACCTGACGACGAATAGATCAACGCAGACGCATCGCCCGTCGCCCGCTTGACTGCATCCTTCAACTCGACCAGAGACGGTGACCCCTCGTCAACGTCAATCGCGAGGTAGTGAAATTCGCCACGCTCACGCTGCGATGCGTGCTTGCGGCCGTCGTGTCCGCGGTAAGTTGACGGAATGATGAAGCTGGCGTCGGCCTTTTCCTTGGCCTGCGGGTCGGCGACCATTGCGGCGATGGCGGCGAGGCTGATGCCGTCATATTGCCGATCTTCGCTGCCGATCTTTGTGTCGTGTGCGCCGTGCGCTAAAAGCACGTCAGACTTGCCCACGGCTGAAATTTTAGTTACACTCATAGTACGTTCTCCATTTAGCGTGTTGACGTCCTTTAAACCCAGCGAGCCTAATTGCCCGCTGGGTTTTTCTTTGCTTAAAATGGAATGTCGTCCATTGCGAGATCGTTGTTCGCCGAGCGTGGGATGTCAGCAAACGGATCGGCGGCAGGCTTCGCATCAAACTCTGCGTGCGCGCCGCCAGTCGGAGCCACCTCGTCGAAATCGTCTAGACCTGCGCCGCCGGAGACAGCTTTGGTGACTTGCACGATATCAATAAGCAAACTAATGCCGCCATTGCCGTTCGGATCGGTGACTGGGTATGCTGTGACCTTGATATTGCCCTCCGAGCCGCCCCAGAAGTTGAGGTCGGTCATCGGCTGCTTCATACCGTCGATCACAGTCGGCTTCGGGTTCTCGTCGCCCTGACCGTTGACGCCATTGCGCTTGGCCGAGAACATCACATTGCCGTTATCAAGTTGCTTCATGCCGAAGACCTTCGAAAAGGGGGCTTTCGTCTGGCAACTCTCGTAATGTGCCTTCAGCTCTGCGTGCAGCTTGCCCGCGTCTTCCTTGTTCATCTCCCAGCCGATGGAATACGCTGCACCCTGCGCACGGGGGTTGCATTCCTCGCTGCGCTTTTCGGCTGTGTTGTATTTGTATGTCGCAGCAAGGCGTGGGTATGAAAACACCACATTGCGGATCATAACCGGTTTGAAATCAGTTTTTGCCATTGTCGTCGTCCTTTTCAGTTGTTGTCAAAGTTGTCGGCTTGGAGCCAACGGGGTAATTCTAAGGTGTTCACCTTATCTGAATAGCCAGTGTCAAAGCGGTTGACCAGACTGGCTTCTGCAATCTTCATCAGCGTCGCGTCAACTTCACGCTCTGCATACTGAAGAAAGTCGTCGCTCAATTCGCTGACGTTGACAGCGTAAGGCGCTGTTTTCTCAACAAAAACGAATGAAAACCGATTGGCCTCGTAACCAGCCAAACGTAAGACCTTTAGATAAAACGCAGCCTGCAACGCATACGAGTAGGTGTTCACGTCGCGAGCCACGTCCCGTGGGAGTGAACTCTGGCAGGTTTTAATATCGTAGACAATGCCGCCGCCGCTCATCCGATAGCTGTCTGGGCGGCACTTCAATTCCAACCCTGTCTCAGGATCGGTGGCAAAGAAGCTGGCCTCGTTCACCGTGTCGTCGCCCGCCATGATCTGGCCGACCGGGTGAAACAGCACGCTGTCCGCTACGTTGCGTGCGAGGTCATAGTCGCCAGCAGTCAGCAGCAGTTTGCCGCCAGCCTCCGCGTCGGCGAATGCGTCCTTCCATGCGTTGCCCCGTCGATCTGCGGGTCCGCGCATGACGCCTTGGCCGTCTTCGAGGCACATGTCGTGGACGCAGGTGCCAATGGCCATCGCAGTGGTCGCCGTGAAGTTGCTGCGTGCCTTCCAGTGCGCCAGCGACTTGCCGTGGACAGTCTTCACCGCCGACGACGAGATCGCGTCTGTTGCGTGGTATTCCGTGTTGGACATCTGTTCCGCTGTGAACATTACCATGCCATTGTCTCCCTTACTAAGTAGCAGAATGCGTCGAATTCCATCTCGACAACATATCCGTCGTCTTCCCAGCGAAACGGTGACATCGGCACGACGCAGCGGATCGGCTGGCGGTCATAACGATAGATCAGCGCAGGGTATTTGCCTTCGCGCCTTGCTGCAACGCAAGTTTGCACCCACCAAGACTTCTGCCCGCCGATGGGTCCGCCAGCGTACCGTTTCAATTCCAATGTGAACGGAAATTCAGGATCGGATGGGATCAGGTCGCCGTGACCACCCTCGCGGTATTGCTCCAAGTCGCGCTTGAATGAAATGCCCAGTTCGTCGTGCAACATCTTGGCGATGTCACGCTCGAACGCGGCGCCTTTGTTTCGGCCGTTGGTAGCCATCAGGTGTCACGCGCTTGGTTGAGGGCCGCCATGCGGACAAAGGCCGTAAACGTAATGCCGAGCTTGTCGGCCGCCGCCTGTATGATTGCGCCATGCTCGTCGCTGAATTGTATCAGTTTGGGTTTCATTGTCGTTCTCCTTCTGTATGCCACTTGGTAGACTATCAAAATAATATCGTCAACAGTCATTTTATGTATTGCCATGTTTTTCAGTATATGTAATTAATGGTTTACGAAATGAAATTAACCAAAGGAAACCAACATGAAATACCGCATCCGCTACGCGCTTCTGGACTGCCTCGGCTTGCTCGCACTGGGCATCATCTGCTTCGGCATCCCGACACTCTTCTTCGTCGCAATTCAGTAAACAGGAGACCAACCAATGACAACCAGATCAATCCCCGACGAAATCTTATTCTTGCAAGGCGCGATCCAGCAAACCGAGAAGATGGCGTCTAGTATGCTTTCCGAATACGGCCACGGCGTGCGCCCATCCTACGTCAGCGCCGACCTTGCCGACTACGGCTCCAGAATTGACCGCTACAAGGCCGAGATCGCACGCTTGGAGGCAGCGCAGCATGGATAACGCACTCAAGCAGGCAGCGGCCGACGCAGCCACCCTCGGACCCATCACGTCGGCGGCCGTCCACAACGTCAGCCTGACCGAACTCTACGCAATCATCAATCAAACCAAAGGAACAAGCCAATGACCACCGCAACAATCACGATCACAAACCGCCTTCCAACGGACACTGGATTCGCCCTGCGCCAAGACGACGGCTCGTATAGTCAGGTGTTCGTTCCTAGCCATATTATGCGCAACGCAGGTGGCGGCATGGAAGTCGGCCACACCTACGACGTGGTTCTCATTGAAAACTCGGAACCGCTGCGTGCGACGACACCGTGGCGCGTCATCCAAATGGATGTCGGCCCCGTTGGGGGGCAGCAACCAGCGCCAGAGAAGACAGCGCCAAAGCCCGCGACATCAGCCCTGATCGACGACAGGATTATTGAGCAACTCAGCTCCGCGCTATACATGACGACGGGCGAACTGACGACGGCGCTGGGTGCCAGCGGGACGATAGTTCGGGACCGCCTGATGGCGATGTTTAACCGCAACCAGATCGTGCGTGCCGATGTCCACGCGCGGCCAAACTTGCAGCGTGCAACGATGTGCCTGTGGGCGCTCGACATTGACGCATTTATCTCAGAGGGGGAATAATCATGGCCAACGGCATGTACGGGGCAAAGTCCAACACAGTAAACAAGCAAATTATCGCACTCGCCAACGCGGGGCTGCCGATCAAGCAGATCGCGGCCAGCGTAGGCATGAACCCTCCAGCCGTTGCCAGCCGCATGACGTACCTCATGCGAGACGGCAAGCTGAAGCCCCACTCAGAGCGCACGGGAAGCATCAACACGCAAGAAGGCCGCTACCGCATCCTGCGCAAACGCTACAATCGCAACACGGGCAGCATAATGGAAATCCTGACGAGCATCACGTTTGATGAGGCGTCGTGGATTTACAAAACGGCTCCAGAGGGTTTGACCATCGCCGAGTGGATCGGCGTGCTATTGCGCGACGTTATCGCCGAGGATGACAAATGATTAACGCATTCAACCTCGACAGATCGCTGGCCACGAAACACGAAAGTTTGATCGGGCGTGCGATGCAGCGCCAAGCGAAGGCGGAGGGCCACTTCAAGGGCGCACCAAAGAAGGCCATGAC